GGATTAATTTATCATTAGAATTTTTAAACATGTGGATGTTATTTTTAGATAATAAAAATCCTTTCAAATTATTATCTGTATAAGTTTGTTCTTCTATTAATCGATCCATTGTATTCAAATAAACTTTATTTTAAATCTTTTAACGATATAACATACATGAATGAATTTACTATTATTTGTCATACGACTCCTATACCAATAAAGGGGTTATCACATTCATTAGGCATATCTTGTTTTATTGATACATTATTAACTTCCATATATACATCTCCTATACATTATTTTATTAAAAATACTATCAACCATTCTACATATAGTAACACTGAACCTACTTATGATAAATATAAACTACATGTCAAATATTTACAGTTATTTTTAACAAAATTACATACCAGTATTTTTTCACCAAAACATGCTCGTATGACAATTCATGAACATACTTATTTGTTAAATATACCTTTTTTTGCATCTTTAATTAAAGATGCTCAATTACACAATGGTGGGGATGAAGTTGAATTTTTACAATTATTTATGGAGTTTTTCAAACTAACTCCTACACGTATCAAAATTATAACATTTATTTCTAATGATAAACAACATTGGATACCATATAAAACAAGCATAGAGTATCATTCTATCATTTATCAAACAAGCGATATACAACAAATTCAAGATATAGTACATAAATGTTATTCACAAGAAATACAACAACCCGATGAACCAATACAATTACAAGGTGTAACATATAGATATGTTAATTATCACAAGTATATAATCAATAGCGATTGTTTAATTATTAAAACTCAAACATATAGTTTTATAAAAAGCATACCTATTGAGTTTAGATGGAAAAATAAAACATTTCAAATAAAATGTATAACTATGTTTAATAATAATCATTATACATCTTTAATTTATAGACATAACGAATGGTATTATTATAATGATATGACAATGTCTATAAAAAAAATCAAGATACAAGATTATATGCAACAAATCAAAAAATACACATCCCTTGTTATATTTGAACCATTATAGAATAGATGTGTGTTTTCCATTATCTCTATGTATATCGAATAACAAACCTTCAATACGGTTTGCTAATTCTTTGCAGTTCTTTTTGGATTTAGGTGGTTTGATTAAATCTTCACACATATAAAAAAAGGTATGTAGACTATCTTTATCTTGTGAAAATGTGGTACACACACATTTATTTATGAATCCATCCCATATATACTGTTTTTCAAAATACATACACCACCATCCATTAAGTAATTGATAAATTTCAAACTTCCATTTAAATGTTGGGTTATATATTACTTCTTTCGAATGATATTGTATTTTTACAAAATTTTCCAGTTCGTTTACACCGAATGAAATCATTAGATGTTTGTCATTTAATATACATGGTTTAATATAGGGAGTTGGTTTCCAAATCACTTTCATTAGAATAGTCATGTATGTATCTTGATAAAAAGGGTGTCGTGAAAATATATCTTGTAAAGGTTGTATATGTATTGGATTATCTAAATCAGATAAATTGATGAATTTTATCATCGTATATTAACATATTATTACCCCCTCTTAAAATTAACTTAAAAATTAAATATTAGTTTAATAAAATGGTTCAACGAAAGCCTAAACTATCCTCCAATTCTAAGAAGACTACAAAACTTGATACACAAGTAGATACACAAGTAGATACACAAGTAGATACACAAGTAGATACACAAGTAGATACACAAGTAGATACACAAGTAGATACACAAGTAGAAGAATATACTCCAAACACATCAGTTCAAAAACATCAGTCAGTAACCCCTGATAGTATTGATACTGCTATGGAAACTATTATCAATGAAGTCGGTTCTATTGTTAGTAATAATCCAAAAAATGAAAATGCTAAACAATTACGTCGGATTGTAAAACAATGTAAGACCATTCGACAAGATATTAAGAAAATCGTAAAGAAAAAGAAACGTACAAACCGTGGGTCCGAAAACAGTGGTCTGTTAAAAAAATGTAAGATCAGCAAAGAATTAGCTAAGTATTTAGGAGTAGATAAACAAGCAGAATTATCACGAGTTGAAGTAACACGGCTATTATCTCCAAAGCTAAAAGAAATGCAAAATCCAGAAAATAGACGCGAATTGTTCCCTACAAAAGAACTTAAGAAGATTCTGTCATATAAAAGTGAGCAACATGGTCCTCTATACTATTATACAGTACAAAAACTAATCCAACACCATTTTAATTAAATAATAAATTATTATTTATTATTTATTTATGAATAATTCGTTGTGCTTCTTCAGCAATACTATTAAATGTAATATCAGTTAAATTGACTATTTTAGAAAATTCAGAACGTGTAATAGGATAATTAATAAGATCGAGATAATAAAAAATAATTCCAGCTGCAACAGATTGTGGATTGGCACTTTTAAAAGAACGGTGATTATGTAAATAATTATAAATAGTTTTGATATCCTCATAAATGTCAATCCTATTGTTAAGATCTAAATCAGATAAGATTTTAGGAACTAAATCAATAGCATAAATTTGTTTTTTCTTTTGATTACGGAAAACTTTAGAAAATGTAATAATACCTCTTGATTCACTTTTTTTTGTTAATCCAAAAATTTTAGCTAATTCTTCTGGTGGTTTAGGTTCATTAATATCAATATATGCTTTATAAGTACAAGCAAATACAATAGACATTCTATTTTTAGCACGATATATACTATTTTTAATAATCTGTTTATAATATTCATTAGCGATATATATAATATTATGAGGAAATCCTAATGGTACTAAGTCATTGTATAGGCTTCGTTCTTCTTCTTTTCTTTGATGATGTCTTGTAGGGTTTTTTGCAAATTTTGTATCACAAGCGCCATAGAATCTACTTTCATTATCCATTAAAGTTTCATTTAATTTCATTCCACAATCATTGCATACACTACTTCCATCCATACAGGATACATGAATATGCTCACAGGTATCCTGTTCTGTTGTATGATCGCAGGATTCTTCTGCAGAATCATATGCTTCTATGAATTCCATATCCATAGTATCCATAGTTGCTGATTTAATTGTTGATTTAAAAATATTCATTTTTATTTTTAAATAGAATTGTTCATAATGAATAAAAACAATTATACAGACCAATTAACATTATCTTTAAATAAAAATCCTGTAAAAGATGTTATTAGCAAACTACGTTTTCTATCTAAAATAAAACCTGGTGAAAAACTCAATGTAAAAGAATATTTTGTTCGTGACAACAATAGCATATTTCAACGCATTCTTAGAAGTATTCGCAATCTTTCTGCAGAAGGTGCCGAATCCAAAGACGCAACCTTAGAATTTATTGAACAGATCACTGATGAAACATTAGATTTGATATGTACCTATCGAGCACACAGTAATAATGATGATGATTATAAACATTATCTATCAGATATGTTAATTAAAAATTTAGAAAATAGTAAAAAAGGTATTCGTAATCTCTTTAAAACATATGAATATGACAGAATATTCGTCTCCAGAGCAGAAGCAATTTTACAAACATTAGACGCTCGTATTCGTACATTAAAACTTGATAGTGATATGAAACCTGATTTTGAAGAATATTATAATAAAAGTGACCATGAAATAGAGTCGAGTGATTAATAACTTATGATATATCATATATTGAAATGTAAAGTAAAAGATATTGATGTTCTAATAAATGTTCATTACATATTCAAAATGTTCCAATGGTATAGTTTGAAGGACTGCATACATTTCGATAATTCATTTATAATTGATTATAAATGAACAATATATATATTATTTAGATTTAATATGTACTGGTTTTTTTATAAATTCTTTTCTAAATATTCTACAATTTCGACAATGACGACAAAGTATAGCATCTGATACTGTCAGATGCAGTGTTGTTTGACATTGAATACATGTATAAGTCATTTTGAATATATCTATTTATAATAGATATATTACATATATATTCAATTTTATAACTTGAATAGTAATCGTTTTCTTTCGGTTTGTGTTTTTAATGGTGTTCTTGTTTTTGTTAAGAAAGTGAAATATCTTTCTGCTAATTGTTTTCTATCTTTTCCTTTGTTATGATTCTTGTAAATAACACGTAATCTTTGCTGTAAGACATTTGCTACTTGTACTATACGCTTATGGGGATATTGATTTGTTTTATATAATCTTTCTAATTTTTTTATAGTTTTGTTTAGATTATTCATAGTATCGTATTTAATACCTATTGTATCTTTGGGGTTTGCATCACTATATAAATCATAATTTGTAAAATATAGATTTTGTTTAGTAGGTGTTGTGTTCATTGTAGAATAGAACAATATTAAAAATTATCAGTACGTTTCACAAATTTACATTTTGGATTAAAACAATGAATTTCGTATGTAAATCCTTCGTCTGCTCTACGGATCTGCATTTCTACTAATACTGTTTTCTTTGTTTTACATTTAGGACATTCTATTTCACCTTCACGTACTTCTGGTGGTTGTTCTAAACGTTTGTCTATGCGTTCTCTTTCTTGATTTAATTCTTTGTAAAAGCTATTTTTCCAATTGAATTTTTTTTGTTTTATGTTTTGAATAACTTTATCGATAGTTTGTCCTTCATGTAATTGTCCTAAAATATCATATAACAGTTGTTCTTGTTCTTCATACTGTTCTGTAAGTTTATATAAACGTTTAGCCACTAATGATGTGACTCCTGGATAACTTTGTAAGATCTCCATTGTATATATAATTATTTATTTGATTAGATATACAATATTTATTCAATTTTATTTAAGACGAGTATATTACTGCTGCATATTCATATTGGTTATATCGTATAACTGTTCCTACAGGATGATCGCCGACTGTTTCTTGCACTAATTCATTATCACGTGCGTATATAACACGATAATGTACTTCTTCTGGAAGTGGTTTAGAGTAATATCCAGTATTCAAGTTATATTTATTATAATTATATACAACAGCTAATGCTCTTAATAATTCTCCATATTTTACATTCTGTATAAGAATAGGTTTGTTATTATCAATTGCCCAATTAGAATAAAAATAAGGTTCTTCTCTTTCTTTTATAAAAACATTGCTAATAACATTTACTATACCTTGTGTTAATGTGTTCAACCAATTTAATAATGCATTTTCTGATATGTAAATATATTGTTCTGGATATTGTGTAAAATCATTCACATATGTATAAAAATTATCCAAATATATGTGTGTGTTATAATTTAATACATACTGTTTATTTTTTTGTATCATAAAACGAAGATAGTTTGCTAATTTACGCTTTACGTTTTTATTTGAAACAACTAATTTATTATTATTAAAAAAAGAAGTATTCAATGATAAAGTTCGTTTTACATTATTCAAGTCATAATCATGATTTTCTTCAATGATCATTTGATTATTTATATAATCATCAATCACATCTTGTTGTAATTTATGATTAAGAATATAACTATGTGTATTCGTATAATCTAAATCTGGCAATGACACATTTTGTAGGTGATAATACAGTGAAAAACTATATAAAGTATATTGCATTAGATAATCTGCTAGTTTTTTATTCTGTTTACTAATAGATAGAAGACTATTCTTTTCTTGTAATGGGTAATTATAGCCTATATATCTACCTATTGGTATGCTTGTGTCTATATTAGATGTGTGTTGTATAGGTATATAGTATCCATTTGTTAATAAATATCCTACAAGTACATCATCAATTACATCTTGTTGTTTTATAACCCATTTATGTTTGTTTATAAATTTTAATATATTTTTTTGTGTATTTATTTTATCAGGTATGTCTTTTATTTCTATGTTAAATAATGGTGATGTTGGAGGAGTATAGACTACAGTAGTATCAACATGCAATTTACGTGTTTTTCCAAATTTATCAACAGATTGATAGTTTATAGAAAAAGTCCCTTGTATAAATTCGTGTTTATATATACCTTTACCAAACAAATAAAGTTGATATGTCTGATTAAAATAACTAAATATGTTGTTTTTGATATAGTCTTGTATAAACGAATACATTATACTGTTTGGTTGAGATTCATAACCTATCAATTCATAATGAGGTGTTTGTAAATGGTCACTACGTATGCCATAATGCTTGTAAACAATGACTAATGGTTGTTGCGGGTTAAACTGTTTGAATAAATAACCTTGTGTGAAATGAGGTATTTCAAAGTTACTGTTAGGATATTGTTCGTTACGTTCTAATACTACAATGTTACATTTAAAAAAACTTTTTAATACTCCTATAAAATATTTACTATCAAATTCAACAGTTTCATCTAATATGGTATTGGTTATTTTATCAGATGTCCAATTATAGAGTTCTTGTATAACACTGGATTGTATAACATTTGCTAAATTACGTCTTACATCCATTGCATAATTCGTTTTATCCTTTTGTAATAAATAGTCAGGGTCCATAGCTAATAATATAGCATGAATGAAACTATTTGTATCAAATGGAGTTCCTATACGGTAATATGTAAAATTAGGTTCTATAGTATTGAGCATGTAATAAATATTTTTAGGCAATAATCCCTTTCTGTTTATATCTAATGCCTTGAATTTGACTAAATTGATTGGATTGTTTATTTTTTTCTGTTCTCCTGTACTAATATCTTTTACATAGTTGTAATATAATTTGTTTTTTACCATTTGATTTTTTGGATAACAACATGGTAAAAATGGATAATCTTCTTTATTAATTAATTTATTAGTAAGTAATCCAGGATAAGGATATTCTTTTGTGGGACAATAATAATAATCTTCTGAATTTTTAGGAAAGTTTATTACTGATTTTTCATTTGTGTTAATGACTTCATTTTTATTAATAGGAACTGGTTGTTTTTTACGTTCGCATTTCGTAGGATATCCATACACAAACAGATCTGGGTTTTTATCTTGAAGCACACGAATTGCTTTATCTTGAGTTGTTTTTGATATAAATGGTACATCATTTTTTTGTTTGAAATTAGGTATGAATTTAGAATAACGAGATACGATAGATGCATAACTATCCTGATATATATCCATAACAATTGAAAACACACGCATAAATCGTTTTACTTGGTTTATATTACTTGCCTTGGATATACGCACGTTTAAATATGGAGTAAATAATGGTAGATTTTTAGTTTGATAATAGACATCACTACGTGACACAACTTTTTGTGATAAATATGCAGTCGTATTATCAGAATCACTGTCAGATGTACCAAAATATATATAAAAACTAGATGAACGCATACTCATATTCCGAGACTCGTCGTTATAAAAATAATAAGAAATTATAGTATCGTTCATTAAAAAATCTAAAAACACATCTCTTGCTAATTGTAATTCTGGTATCGCAAATATACCTCGAATTCCTTCACTTTTACTTGATACAAATGTAAAATCATTGCTTTCAAATAGATTCATTAGTTTGTCTTTGACTATAATATCCGTTTCACCAGATATTTCTAATAGTAGTTCTATTGTAAACTTTTCATCTGGTTGTTCTTTTATGAAATTAAAAGTCATTTCATTATATGTTTCTTTTCCAATATTGTAATAGATAACCATTTTATTATTATCTATAATATCTATATCAGATTGTTTAGGTACAAACGTCTTATACACTTTATAATATACTTGTCCATTATAACGTAATTTGCAAAAAGGAAATTCGTTATTCAATTGAATTGTATTGAACAAATCTAATGGATCTACAAATGATGTATACATATATTTGTATACCAGTGAATCTTGTATAAATTCAGTTGTTTCTAATGGTTTATATTTATTGTATTTTTGCACAATACTACGTGATTTATCTACCTTTCTTTTCAAATTTTCTAATTTACGACTAAATGTTTTAATATAATCATTTAATCTGTTATTAATAGCATAAGTATTCCAAAAATCAACACCTTCTAATTGAGGCAATTTAATACTCAGTACTATCAAGCTGCCATCTTTTGGAGCCTTAAATAAATCTAGTTCATTGTTATATTTAACACGTAATAACTCTAATACAATGTCATTCTTTGTTACTTTTGGGAAGTCTTTTTGTATTTCATTTAATACTTGTCTAAAACCCTCTTCTTCTTTATCAAATGACATTCCTATGATTTTTTTTAAATCTAAATTATTTAATATATCTTTCAAAAATAGAAACTCACCAGTGTATGTATCAAAATCCAACTTAACTATTTTAATATAATCTGGAAGTGTATTATTTTGTAATGCCACATATTCTAATATATTTTCTGTTGTATCAAATATTGATATATTATAATTTACATTATTAATTTTGAATGTATCCATTATTAATAATGGATAATAAAAAAGTTGTATTTAAAGTTTTTTATTATTAAACATAATGAATTTAAACTACGCAGTATTGTTTTATAGTCAATATAGTCATAAAAGTTTAATGATGAAGCAATATATAGAACAAAGTGATATTTCTTTTGAATTTATTAATGTCGATAAAAAAGGAATAAAAAAAATTTTAATGGAAGATGATGTTTATAATATCAATGAGATACCATCTGTCTTATTAATTTATAAAAATAACGAATATACTACTCTATATGGACAAAAATTAAATATATGGTTTCAACAATTAATCCATAATATTAATACATTAAAAGAACAACAACAACAAGAATATCAAGCACGTGTACAAAATGAAATTCAAAAGCAGACAGTTCGGCATATAGACACCACTGTATCTCATAGTGGCATTACACAAAAAAAACAAGATACACCAAACAGACCAATGCCAGCCCCTGGAAATAGACATCAACCCTCCAATTATACTAAAATACAACAAGAAGAACCTGTATCACTCATTGATTTAGGTGGAAATGAACCACCTTCCACAGAACAAGTTATTGCATCTGGAGGAGTTAAACAAAAAGTTGGAAGTGATACACCTATGGATGTTAAGGCAATACAAGAACAACTCATTCGTGAAAGAGAACAAATGGATGAAAAATTAGAAGAAAATAAACCATTCATATAGGATAAAATATTTAAAACAGTTATCTATTACAAATAAAATGTCAAGTCACATGGAAATAGCAGAAGAATTAAAAACACAAATGATTAATTTAATTGACGATTTATTAGAAATTTTACCTAATGAAAAAGA